CTGGGAATCCACGCCCGACGCCTACGCCCAGCGCCTTGCCCGCCTGTTCGCCCTGCTCCGCGACACCTGCCTCACCCCGCAAAGCACCCTCTGGGTCAACCTCGCCGACGTCATGAACGACGCCGAGTGGGGCATCCGCGACAAGTCCCTGCCGGAAAAGACCCTGCTCGGCCTGCCCTCGCGCTTCCTCCTGGCGATGCTCGCCCAGGGCTTCACCTGCCGCAGCGAAATCGTCTGGACCAAAACCCGCGGCCTCATCGAAAACCCGACCGACCGCCCCACGCGCACCGACGAGCGCGTCTTCCTCTTCAGTTGCGGCCCCGGCTACTACTTCGACGCCGCGGCCCTCAGCGAACCCGACGACCTCGGCGGCCGGCGCCATGGCCGCAACCAATGGGCCCTCGCGCCCGATCAGGACTCCGCCGCCTACGCCCGGCACCCGGCCATCATGCCCCGCGCCCTCGCGCAACGCTGCATCCTCGCCGGCACGCGCCCCGGCGACCTCGTCCTCGATCCCTTCTGCGGCACCGGCACGACGCTGGCGGTCGCCTACGCCCACGGCCGCCGCGCCCTCGGCCTCGAACTCAATCCCGCCTACGTCGCCCAAGCCCGCGCCCGCCTCGACGCCACGACCCCGGGATTCCCACTTTGATGAATTTGGAAGGCAGGAAAACAGGAACCGATATGAACAGCAAAGACGCGAAGGACACAAAGGCAGAGCAATCTGGAAAACAGGAAAGCAGGAAACCGAAACACAAATGGAAAGCCCCGCCGCTAATGGCGGTCCTGCGCGGCTTCGTCTCTGACAACGGCGAGATCCTTAATGTCTGGTGCCCTGACTGTCATCGTTTCCACATTCACGGATGGACACCGGAACTCCCCCCGGGTGTGATCAAACAAAAAACTGCTCACTGCGATTCTCGTTTGAGGCACAAAGGAGGGGATTATTACGTCGGCGAGTTTTCGGAAAAACAATTGAGGAGCGTCGGCGTGCGTGTGCCAAGGGGATCCTCCAAAGCCAAGAAGCCAGTTTCATGATTCCTGATTTCCTGCCTTCCAAATTCATCCTGTCTTCGCCCCTTCGCCCCTTCGCTGTTTAATCTCCATGAGCCTCCCGCCCCCTCGCTTCATCGGCACCCTCGAATGGGCCGAGCGCAACCTGCGCGTCGGCGACGGCGCGTTTCGGGCGGCCGACTTCCCCTGGCTCGGGCCCATTGCCCGCGAGGTCGACCGCCGGCGCGGCTGCACCTTCGGCCTCATGTTCCCGCCGCAGGTCTTCAAGACCCTGTTCCTCCAGATGCGCGCGCTCCGCAACATCGCCGTCGAGCCCGGCCGCCAGCTCTTCTACTGCCTCAACGGCAAGGACGCCGCCGATCTCGCCGATGAAAAGCTTTGCCCCCTGCGCGACAGCGTGCCCGCCGTCATGGCCCACTTCCCGCACGATCCCGATGCCCGCGGCGGCAAACAGATTTGGAAGGCCATCGACGCGCCCTTCAGCCTGCTCGGCGCCGAAAATCGCAACCATCGCAACAGCCGCTCCGGCCGCACCATCTACCTCGACGAACCCTGGCAATTCGAACCCGGCTGGATTCCCGAGATCATCGCCCGGTCCGATTCCTACCAATGGCAGCGCCAGATCATCCTCGCCACGACCGCCCCGAGCGTCGATGACGAGGTCGATGTCCTCTGGCGCACATCGAGTCAGATGAACTGGCACGTCGTCTGCCTGCATTGCCGCGAACGCGTGCCGCTGGAATTCGGCGAACCCGATTCGCCCGGCGGCATCAAGTGGGACAGCGACGAGCACACCCGCGAGCCCGACGGCTCCTGGAAGATCGAGGTCGCGAAGCTCACCGCCCGCTGGCATTGCCCCGCGTGCAATCAGGTCACGCTCTACGATCCCAAGACCCTGCGCGAACTCAACGACCCCGCCCGCGGCGCCGGCTACGTGCAGGGCAATCCCGCGCCCGACCCGCAAGTCCACTTCTGGCGCGGCAACGCCTTCCTCATGCGCGACTGGCGCCAGCTCGTCGGCGAATGGCTGGCCGCCTGCAACGCCAAACGCCGCGGCAGCCTCGAAGCCGTCGAGGACTTCTACCGCAAGAAACGCGTCGAGTCGTGGGATCCCATGAAGGTCACGCGCCGCACGAACGACCTGCCCGTGGGCGACTACGACCTCGGCGACCCGTGGCCCGACGAGGGCAAGATGGCCGACGGCGCCCCGATGCGTTTCCTCTGGGTCGATGTGCAGCGCGATCACTTCTGGGCCGTCGCCCGGCAATGGAGCCCCAACGCGCAAAGCCGCCTCCTGCACTTCGAGCGCCTCTGGGAAGGCAGCCAGATCGAGGCCCTGCGCAAGCGCCTCGGCATCCCGCCGAATCACGTCGTGCTCGACGAGGCCTACAACGCCGACCTCGTTCACCAGATTTGCACCGCCTACCATTTCCTGTGCGCGAACGGCGTCTCGGCCCGGGCCTTTCCGCATCACGACGGCGTGCGCCGCATCTTCGGCGAGCCGCGCACCATCGACCCCTTCCTCGGCCGTTCGAATCAGGGCATGCAATGGTGCGTGGGCTTTCATTACGCGTCCGAAGGCGCCAAGGACCGGCTCGACACGCTCCGGCAGGCCCGCAGCGCCGACGGCAAACCGCTCTGGACCATTGCCCGCAACGCGCCCAGCGAATACGTCGAGCAAGCCTACGCCGAGGCCAAGATCCGCAAGCGCCACCCGAAGAACAACGGCTGGTTCTACGAATGGAAGAAACTCCGCCCCGACAACCACGCCTTCGACATGGAATGCGGCCAGGTGATCAGCGCCAGCATGTGCGGCCTCCTCACGGCGACCAGCACGGCGGAGAGTGACGAGTGAATTTGGAAGGCAGGAAAACAGGAAAGGAATGACCAATGAGCAATGACCAAGGACCAACGCCGCGCACCGACACGAAGACGCTCTCGCTGGCAATGCGGGTTTTGTCGCATCACATCCGCTCTGAGGACGGCATGACCAACGCAGCACTGGCCGAGGCCGCGGACCGCCTTGACGAGCAAGCGGACCACATCCGCCGGCTGGTGGAGGCGGGGGATGAAATTGCCTTCCGCCTTCGTGAATCCGTATTCACGGAAGACGAGGTTGCGATTGAAGAATGGGACCATGCCAAGGAGGCCAAGCCGTGATCCCGTCCGGCTTCCTGCCTTCCTGCCTTCCAGATTAAAACGACTCACATGGTGACATGAACAGCGAAGACGCGAAGACGCAAAGGCAGAGCAATCTGGATCGCGGGGAATATCGCTCGGGAACAGCCCCCTTGGCCTTGCAGCCATTTGGAAGGTTTCGGCGCCCTTTGCGCCTTCGCGCCTTTGCTGTCCAATCTGCCCTTCCGGCCTTCCTGCCTTCCAGATTGACTGTCTCCGCGTCTCCGCGTCTTCCCTCTCCGCGTCTTCGACTGCCCACCATGGACGGCGGGCGCGTAGGGCATGGCATTGGCTACCGTTCCCGCGGGTCCGTTCCTCGGGTGGACCGCGACCGAGATCAACACCCGGCTCGCGACCCTCAAGGCTTACCTGATCGCGCGGACGCCCGGCGAAGGCCAGATCACCAGCGCCAGCGTGAACGGCAAGGCGTGGCAATACGATCCCCGCGGCGGCATGACCGTCGCCGAGGAAATCGCCGCCCTCCAGGAAGCCCTCGCCTGGGTCGATGACACCGCCCTCGTCATGCCCAACGAACAGGTCTTCTCGGCCCGCTGACGCGGGAAGGTAGAAGGCAGAATGCAGAATGAAGAAGGGCGGGCCTTCCGGGTTTCTGCATTCTTCCTTCCCCCTTCTGCCTTGAGGCCGCCCCGCGGCCACCATGGACGGCCGCCGCGCTAGGCATGTCGTCGCCGAAGTCCGCCGCCCGTCCGCGCCGCGTTGCCTCCCCGCGGGGGAATCGCGGCGCCGGCCGGATGCAGGCGACCGCCAGCGGTGACGGCGTGCCGGTCGCCAGCGGTTCGTTCCTTTATCCCGGCTCCCAGGACGGCACACAACGCGGCTGGCGTCCTGAGGTCGGCCGCGACATCGCCCGGCTGGTCACGCAATTCCGCCATCGGGCGATGGTCTCCGATGGCCGCTACATCTACACCAGCAGCGGACAGGTCCGCGGCGCGGTGAAGGAAAAGGCCGACTACACCATCGGCTCCGCCTGGCGGCCCGTCTATCTCGGCGCCGACAAGACCTTCGCCGACGCCTTCAATGCGGCCATGTCGCGCTGGACGGAGAACTGCGACCTGCGCGGCCGGCCCTTTTCGCTCGCCCGCAACGCGCACATCGCCTGCAAGTGCTTCGACACCGACGGCGACTTCTTCATCCTGCTCACGAAGAACGAGGCCGGCGAACCGCGCCTGCAATTCCTGGAGGCGCACCGTGTCGGCTCGCCCTCGGGCGAAACGCTCCTGCCGCTCGACGTGCGCCTGCCCAATGGCCGCCTGCTCAAGGCCGGCAGCATCTTCCTGAACGGCATCGTTTACGACGATTTCATGCGCCCCCTGGCGTATAATCTCGTCCAGCCCGACGCCTTCCTGCTGCCCTACAGCGCCCGCGTCCGCGATCAATACCAGTTCCTCCCGGCCGAGTCCGTGATTCATGGCTTCGATCCCGAATGGTATTCGCAGGGCCGCGGCATCCCGAGCCTGATCTACGGCATCCTCGATTGGTATGACCTCAGCGAAATCCGCGAGGCCGAGAAGATCGCCACGAAGGCGACCGCCCGCGTGGCCATGATCGAGAGCAACGAATCCGGCCGCGCCGGCCTGCCGAACGCGCATCTGGCCGCCGGCTCCGGCGTGACGTCGCTCGACGACATCGACACGCGCAACAAAGTCATCTCCGCCGGCCTGATCCGTTACTTCAAGGCGAACGCGGGGCACAAGCTCGAAGCCTTCCAGCCCGAGCGGCCGAACCGCGATTTGGCCGACTTCCTCGATCACATCGCCCGCAGCGCGCATCGCGGCCTTGGCTGGCCGATTGACATGCACGACATGAGCAAGATCGGCGGCGCGGCCGTGCGCTCCGTCATGGGCCAGATCCAGCGCAGCGTGGCTCAGCGGCAGGACGCCCTCTGGACGCCGCTGCTGTCCGCCGTGCTCTACGCGACCGGCGCCTTCCTGGGCACGGGCGCGCTGCCCTTCACGCGGGATTGGTGGAACCTCGCCTTCACCCTGCCCAGCAAGCCCAGCGTGGACATCGTC